ACTGGAATAAATTCAAGTCGGGTGCAGGAAATTACCAGAGTTTTGAGTATATTGTAGGCAACGACAAAGAATATAGTTTTTCACATGGCTGATTATAACACAATTAAAGCGGCTCTTGTTGATATATTCCTAAAAAGGGGGGATCAGACAAGTTTCCGTATCTCCCTGACAGATCCCGATGACAGTGATAACCCCGTTGATCTTAGCGTCTACGATAGCCTGTATATGCAGGTAAAGGTAGATGCTCTGAGATCCACTAATCTTATAGAGCTATCCACCGGATCTGGACTAACCATAACAGGAGCAGGGAACAACCAAATTGACGGAGTGATTAACCACGACATCAAGGCTGGTATCTATCCATTTGATATTGAGGGTAGAAAAGCAGGGGAGTCTCCAAAGACGGTTGTGGAGGGTGATTTCTATTACGACCAAGATGTAACCAGGGCATGAGATATACAGCTGCTTTTACGACACTGAAAAGGTATACGGCTGCTTTTACTTCGGTAAAGCGGTATACAGCCGTTTTCGCTGCAGCTGATGCAGAAGGAGCATATAATAATGATTATTCAACAGCATATCCATAATGGCATATTTAAACAAAGACGACTATTCGATAGCGATCTCCCTGGAGAATCTAAATGAGGTCCTGGAGCAAGCTGCAGAGCAGACCAGTTTCACAGAAGATCAGGTTAGGGAGAACAGCGAGTTAACAGCACAGGCGGAGATAAGGGCATACCTTAACTACCGCTACGATATGGATGCTGAATTCGCATTAACTCCTCCCACTCCTCCTGCAGCGGATGCTCGCTATAAACTAACGGTAAAGTGTGTGGTGAACTGCAGCCTGTATAATCTGCATATGACCATCAATCCAAGGGATGTTCCGGAAAAAGTGGAGAAAGCCTATGAGCACTGTATGGAAACTTTAGATGCTGCCCGAAGGGGAGAGCTTGACCTGGAGTTAACGCCAAGGGATGACATCACCGAATTTGTGAAATACGGATCAAACGTGAAGTTTGTCTCCAAGCCCTTCCTGGATCAGACCATTTATAATGAAGAAACAACATCATGAAAATATTAGGGTATGATATAACAGCCAAGCTGATAAAGCCGGAGACCAGGAAGTCACCGCAGCAGTATGCTGCCAAGCAACAGAAGTACGAATTCCGATTGGACTTGTACTCGTTAAAGGTGGCGATTGATCTGGCCAACAATGTTGAGAATTATACCCGTTACGACTTACACAATATATATAGGAGAGCAGTTCGGGATCCCAACCTTACCGCCCAATGGAACACGAGAATTTTAAAAACACTGGATAGAGAGTTCAAAGTTGTCAAAGGGGGTAAAGAGGATCCTGAGCTTACTAAGCTCTTCGAGGCACCATGGTTTAGCGAATTCGTGAAGTCAGCCCTGGCATACAAGATGTGGGGATTCTCTTTGCTTGAATTCGGACCGTGGGATGCTGAAACAAGGGCGTTTATGCCCTATAGGGACACGACCGGCAAATATCACGATGCCATCGAGGAAGTGGACCGTGACTATGTAAAGCCCGAATTCGGACTGATCGTGAACAACTACAACGATACGAAAGGTGTCAGTTTCTATGACCAAAGGATAGCTAAGAATTTGATGTTTATAGGCTCCCGTAAGGACCACGGCATGTTGGAATCTGCTTCCCGGTATATCCTGATGAAGGACAATGCCCAGGAGAACTGGTCGGAGTATGGAGAGATCTTCGGTATGGATACCCGTGTAGGTAAGACCTCTGCACAGGGTGACGACAGAAAGGCGTTTATCCAGGCCATGCGAGATATGGGCTCTAACGGATGGGGAGTTATCGGAGAAGACGATGAGATCATCTATGCAGGTGTCCGCAGGTATGATGCATTCCGGGTTTACGCTGAATTTCTGTTCTACTGTGACGAGGCTATAGCTAAGTTGATCTTCGGTCAGGATGTGATCACGAACAATACCGGAAGGGTAGTCGGCAAGGTAGGGGAGAACGTATCTAACATGTATGGTGACACAGATACTAAACTGGTCCAATGGCTTGTTAACACACAGCTTATGTCCTTTATAGAGGAGAAATCCGGGATTAGTTTTAAAGGGGCCGAATTCATTTATGATACTACCGAATACGTTAGACTCTATGAAAGAAGCAAAATTGATAAGGTATTTATTGACGGTGGTTGGAGACCATCTGAAGATTACATACGTAAGACATACGGGATGGACGTTACCAGGAGAACAGAACAGTAGTGGCCGTGTATCCTCAAATACCGGCAGGGCTCAATCGGTTTAACATAACTCGGTTCAATACTCCTATTAACTTCAAGGCCAAGGCACTGGCTGCCCGGAGGATGAGAGCGAGGATAATGCATAAGGTTGCCCAGCTGGCTGAGTATCATGTGAAGGAAGTTAACTTTCCTGCTGAAGCGTTTGTTGACAGACCATCACAGCGATGGCCTAAGAAAAGGGCAAGTTATGGTGGTCCAACTCTTGTGAAGACGGGTCACATGAAGCGTAGTATCAGGATCCTTAAAATATCAAGGAGTTTAGCTTGGGTGGGCACAGCTGTAAAATATGCCATAGAGCATCAGCTGGGAAGGGGCAGGTTCCCTATCCGGCAATTCATAGGACACTCTGCAGTCTTGGCGGCTGCTACCAGAAAATTAATAGTATCAGAGTTAAATAAAGCAATGAGAGCACCTTTTTAATGAAAGACTTTCTTGACTATATAAGAGATTACATAAAAGCACAGCTTACGCTGTACAAGACGGTAGAGCTGTATAATAATCAAATCTTCACGTCAAATGTCGATAGGTCCGAGAAGGCTTTCCCATACCCTGCAGTGTTCATTGAGTTGATACCTGGGGAAATCCATAATCGGGCCCTCGGCATAAAGGACATCGTAATGGATGTGATATTCCATTTCGGATTTGAGGGCTATAAGTTTAATCACGGTGAGAATATGTTGACTGCCCTGGATGACTTTGACGCTAAGATCCTGAGGCTAAGAAGTGATGATGACGTTTATTTTTCCTCGTTTCAGAATACAGGCGAACTGTTTGACACTGATAACGATAATGTAGAGGAACCAACGCTGACATATTCAACAGTGTTCAGGACAGCTACAGCACACAAGACATTAATTGAACATACACTATCAACTATAGACGTAGATGGCGAGATCATTTAGTACCATAAAAACTGAAATCGAAACGGCTGTAAGGACATATCCTTCACTGGCTGATTTTAAGCTGCCATCAGAAGGTGGCTCTTCCGCAGGGGTATTCAACCTGCTGATCACCATCATGGCATCGAGCATCTTGGTATTCGAGGTTATCCTTGATCTCTTCAGGGATGAGGTAACGGGATTAGCTCTCTCGGCTGTCAGCTGCAATGCCAAGTGGCTGCAGGCTCAGTTGCTGGCTTTTCAGTATGGCGACCTGATTTTGGTAGGTGACGATTACGTACCCTATTATGCCGTTCCAGACACAACAAAACAGATTGTAACCCGATGTGCTATCGTTGAGGGCACTTGGGTAACCATCAAAGTAGCGAAGGGAACCGTGGGTTCTCTAGCACCGCTGACCACCCCTGAGCTGGATGCCTTGAAGGATTACTATTTCGGTACATCGTTCTCCGAGGGTATAGGCATTGCTGGCATCACTCCTGCATTCGTCAGTGAGAATCCAGACCGGATGAAGATCACAGCGAATGTGCACTACCTGGCACAGTCAGACCCTGTTGCCTTGAAGATCGAGGTAATAGCTGCAATTGACAATTTCTTTGCTACTTTTCAGGATACTAATTTTAACGGTGTAGTCTATATGATTTCCCTGACTGATGCCGTTCAGGCTGTAGCCGGGGTAACTCAGATTGTTTATACGGCTATTGAGGGCAGGGACAGTGGTACAGCTGTTGGATCAGGGACAGCAGTGGATGCCCAGGGATCGTATGCTACTCAGGCTGGTTACCTCATATCGGAAGATACGGTAACCCATACATTAGATGATACATTAACTATGACCCCACAGGGATGAGTTTACTGGATGTAGATTTTAGAGATCAAGTTAAGATGCTACTGCCGCCAATAATGCGGAGCACAACCATTGTGGATTTTTTATCTGCACTGACTGCACCCTTGACTTCACTTGCTGCATCTACTAAGCCTTTCTATGATGATCAGCTGATCATAGCCAAGACCACTTCACAGAAGATGGTCATGCAACAGGCACTGAATGACTTGATGGGCGTAACGTCCTCTCCTTTTATTTATATAGTGACCAATCAGGTAATAGAGATTACCTCTTATGTGTGGCCAGAGGGGCAGGGGATTACCCTGTACGTGTGGCAGGAGGGTGAGGGATTGGTTAGTTATGTGCTAACGGAGGCAGAGGCTGCAGCATTGACCGGAATTCATTTTTCGGTATACATTCCTAATGCTTTAGGAACAGTAGGAGAAGACAGAATAACGGAGCTTGTAAATAACTTAAAGGCTCCAGGTTTAAAATTTGATACTAACTTATACGTATGAAAAAATTATATAATCCACTTCCAACTGGTGGGGCTCCTCTTTTTACTGAGACATTGGTTGATGTGCTTCAAACTGAAGTATGGGATGCTTTAGAAGGATTACTTAGTTCTGTAAATGTATTAAATGCATTTCCTTTAGTTATA